CTGCGGCTAATCAAGCAAAAGATGATAACGCAACAAAAGCTAAATAAGCAAATAAAATTAAACATAAAACATTTAACATTAAATAACAATACATAAACGTGTATTAAATATTACTATTAATAAACAATACACTACATAACATTACAAAAGACAAACAATCGTCTGTAATGGCACGAAATAAGTCTGTTTAAGAGTAACCATGTCATAATGAACGGGCCGGGTAAAGCGCCACTTTACCATACGCATAGTGATCCGTCACCGGTTTCATAGTCCAGAACTTACTCCTCCAAAAACCAGTAAAAATTGAAATGACTGGGTGTGTGCGGAGAAAAAGAAGGTTAATTATGCAACTTCGTGTAAAAACAAAGTGAAGTTGCAAAATGCACAAGGTCTGCAAATATTACTACTTGCAGTCGAAGAAGGTGCACACTTCTTCGTTTTTCGAAGTGTAAGGTCTGATGGCTAGTCAGCACCTGAGGTATCTAAAGTGTACCACCCTATTTCTGATATGTCTACCAGAATGTCCCGCTCCCGACAAGCTTGGTGCCTGCCAGAGCTTCTTGGTTGAGTACAGCCTGCCTGTACTGCAACTGTTGTTGATTGAACAGCATGTTTTGGTCCACGGAATATTTCTGTGCTGCAAAGCTCTGATCGGCGTTATAATAAACGCCAGCCAGATTCTTGTCTGCATTATACTTTGCAATGCCAAACTGATTTTTGAGTGTTTCCCGTGTGGCCTCAAGATTGTTGTTTGATGTGTAAACTGCTGCGGAATAATTTGTGTTCGCCACCATCCTGGCTGCCTCTTCCTGCCTGTCTGAAGCATACCTGCTTGCGCTGGAAGACATGGAGCTGGAAACCATGTTTCCAACCATGCCCAAAGCACCAGCGCCAATCGCACCGACAGCTGCTGCACAAGCGTGCATGACCTGTGTCATGCCACGCCTTTTCACCAACTGGACAAACTCATCATAAGGGATGGGATCAACCTGCGGCGCGCCATCAACCATTGCGGCGGCTAACTGTGTATTGATCACCCGATCCTCCATGATGCCTCTGGCAGTTGGTAGCAGACTGGGGAATTCCACATTCGAGACTCTGTGTTTTTGCGTGCAGTCTCGCAGGAACTCTTTAATTCTGCCATACATAGTGGAGCCTTCTCTTGCGATCCACATGCCTTTCCTATTGCGGAGAATCTGGCAGATCGCAGTTCCATCTTGGCCTACTACGGTGGTAACCACAGACTGTGCACCCAAGGTGTTCAGCAATTTGACTGCTTTGTCCATTGCGGTGAGGTGTCTTGGTGAAGCTGCTATGCTCTGTCCAGTGAGATTCGGATTAACTGCCGGAGCAACGTCTCCCAATCCCACCAACTTTGCCGCATACATGCCTGGTGGTGCATTGTTGCCAAATGATGATGTCTGCGTGCAGCGTATTGCGCCTGTCACTTTAAGCCTGCAAACTCCTTGAATCGCCTCACCCCAATAGACCGATTTGTCTATGGTTCTGGGATCAGCCGGCTTTAATATGCCTGAACCTGGTGTGAAGACAAATTTGTTGCCACCAATGAGCCCATCTGACCTTTCAAGTATTTCTGTAATGGGGCGTACACGAACTGGGCTGCGTGGATTGAGAATTTGTTCGACTGTGTCATTCATGAGGGAATCAAAGCGCATGTCATGTCCTTCTGCTTGTGCATCGCGAATGTCATAGCAGAAAGCATTGGCCCTTCCACGAAGATCACCCTGTGCTGAAAAGCCATTGTATACCATGTCAGTTTCCTTTTCGCGGACATCAGCTTGAATGCGAGCTGCTTCTGCTGTATCTACATGTAGCTTCTTGGAACCTGCTGCGTCATACAAAAGCCACTGGCATGCTGGATTGTTTGCTTTGACCACATTGGGTGGCAATGGAAATGTTGTTGATGTGCTGTTTGTTGATCTGGTAGGATTTGTGGTACAAACCCAAGCTACATCGTCATCATTGTTTCCATAGATCCATGGTGTTATGTCAAGCATGCCACCATTGATGCTGACCTCAGCAAGTTGTTTCTTGCCTGGGATTCTGTCAAGTAGATCAAACCCTTCACTGCGGAGGCCGTCACTGACAATAAATTGTTCATTGTCAATGGGGAGATCTATAGAATTGTCCAATGTTGCGTCACTATCTGGTGTGTCTTGGAGAATGTATAGGTCATATACACTGTCTTCTGAAGCTGAGAATGCAAGTTTCAGCTGCACTGAAAGTGGTGATGCATAGGAATTGTCAATGTTTGTAGCTGAAATGCACACAAGGCGTCCAAAGCTCTTGAGCTCGGAGTCCCTGTATACACCGGTGAGTGCATACTCACCACCTGTTGGCACCATCTCAATCATGCCTGATCCTGTGACATTGAGTGCAAACTCCATTGGGTTAAATGCGTCTATGTTTGACTGTGTTGGTTTGAATCCTTTTGCATAGACTGCAGGAATGAAGGCAATTTTCAAACTGCCGACGACTGTGGCTGCTGAGACTACATCTATGTGTACTTGCAATTTGCCAAAGAAACGTCTGTGTGCGTTTGCGAGATAATATTGTGCATTATTGAGGATCTCTTGATTCCAAGGATTTATTTCGTAATCAAAGATCACAACGCCTTCGCCAATTCCTGTGTTGATTTGAATGATGTTTTTGTAGATTTTCTTGCCTGCTACTGTAAACACATTCATGGCATTGCCGGTCTGTGGTGTGAGTTCTCGGCCTATGCCTCCCGCTTGTTGCAGGATAACTGGAGCTTTGACTGAACCGGTGATTGCGCGAACAACCTCCGTGTCTGCAATGGCTGTAGCAACCAGTGGGTCTGGCTGTGCGCCAACTGGAAGTGACCCACCTGAATTTGCAGAGCCAATTGATGCTGGCTCCATATTGGGTGGTGCAGCTGTGCCTGCTGATGCGACTTTTTCTGAGCACGCTTCATAACGTGTATCAATGTCTTTTCTGGTGAGGTCACGCATCCAATCATCTGAGATTGGAGGCATGGCAAAAGGGCCAGAATCGACTTCATCATAGCCGACTGCAAGCTGTGCCATTTGTGTGGCTAATCTTTGTTGAGGTGTGGAAGAGCATGCCTCAAAATTTGTCTGCTGATTGTGTGTAGTCTTTGGGTTAAAGGCTGGATCAGGCCAAGGAACTGGTATGTTGGCAGCGCGGAGAAGTCTCTCCGCAAGCTGTTTTGGACTGCCTCCTTCAGAAGCCTTGACCGCAGCCCTCGCAAGACCTGCAAGTTGACGAGCAACGACCCAATGAGAGCCGCCGTCTTGCGGTATCTGGAGTTGAGCATATGTCGATACCCAACACACAGTTTTGCCAGTAGCCGCTTGCATGAGATCACGCAAGAGTCCAGGGCTATTTTGAGCCGGTACACGCACGGTGGGTACTGCCTGAAGATAGACCCATTGATATAGGATCTCAGCCTCGCATAGCTGAGTCGCTGCAGGTCCACGATGAAAACTCTCCGGGTCTCGGAGAGCTTCCGCACGGACGCGCTTTGCCATGGTTTTGGGATTGCTTGGCTGCATCTTCTCTGCTTTTGGAGTGTGCGTTGTCTTGATACTGTCATAGACGTTATTAAGTGTGTCTGTGTTGAGTTTCACTGGAATGACTTTGGGTAAGTCTGCGAGTTTCAATTGCTCAATCTTAAATTGACGCTCTTGAATAAGATTATTCTGCACTGATGCGATTATCTGTTGGTGCAGACCTTCCAATAGTGCCTCCCACCTGGGGACGAGCTTCCCAGGGTAGAGCACTTTCAAACATTCAGTGTACTGCCTGTACTTGTCTGCGCCATAAATGGCGACCTCAGGAAGAAGTGCAAAGAGGCAGACTGAAATTTCTACTGGATCTTGTGAACTGGTCCAGCACATTGCACCAGAGAGTGCTGACTCTCTGAGTCTGCCTGTGTAACATCCTGGATAACGGGGAAGTTCACAAAAGCTTCTGCCTGCATATGAAAGCTCTAGGAGCTTCTTGGGGACGACTTCAACGCCATCCTCCTTGCCAGCATCTGTGTACTTCATGAGAAGGATATCACCAGCGAAGGCAACTACTGCGTCACCTTTCACTTTAAGTGGTGAATGACTGTGTGTGGAAATGGTTGTGTCATCTCCTGTGGAATAAGTCCAGACATTCTCATAATACAACTCAGGGCATCCTGTCCATGGATCAACCAAGGAATTTTGCCAAGAGAAGTACACTGAGAGGGCGATAACGATGGAGTCGACAAAGCTTGTGCAGCAAATGCCGGAGCCAACGCCAGCGTCTTTAGTCATGAGTGTGGATCCACAGAGAACTGGGTTGTAGGAGATTGTTGCAAAACATGTCTCCAACATCTGTTTGAGAACTTTTTGTGAGCGTGAAAAGCCTTGAAGAAACTTTCCTGCGGCAATGAGCATCGTTTCTGGAACTGTGAGATCGAATGCTGACGCATCCAAATCATAATGCTCATCAAAAGTCATGAGTTTCTTGACAAGTTGGTGTGTCTCAACAAGAGGATCCATTTCAAGTTGAAACGGAGAATTTGCTCCCAATGCTGTAAATGCTTGTTGCATGGGATACATAAGTCTGCGCATGTTGACTACTGTAATTGGATCTGAAACATTGACTATGCGCTTCTTGTGTAGCTTCTTGTTGTCCAGGAGCTCAGCCTTCATGGTGAATGAAGATGGAATAACGTACATTTCACCACGTTTCCAGGCCTCCCATTGGTACTCGATCCTCTCACGGACCCAAGCACCACATTCACCTATCCAATCTCCTCGAGTTTCCCCGAAGATATCTTTCTTGCGACTCTTGCCTGGCCACAAAAGCTGAAAAGTGGCACCTGTTGATGTGTTTCTGTCCATTGGTGCTATTTTTGTGGTGCCCCATATTGCTTCCTCAGCAGATAATGGGGTATATCTTGTGCTGGTTTGTTCTGACCAAAATGCTCCGAGCATTTCAGCATGGTGCTGGAATTTCTCTGAGAAGCCAGAACTTGGATGTTGTTTGCCTGCAATGTTTTTCTTTGCTGCATTGAGACGAACATTTTCTGCATGTATGTGTCCTGCTGTATCTTTGGGAATTTTGTCAGCATGATGTGTTTGTATTTCAATCTTCGTGCCAACTGGTGATTTGATGTTGCCGAAAACTGAAGAAAATGCACCTTCGGCAATAGGTGCTTTGCGACATTTCTGGTCCATTGGCAATGGATTGGGAAGTTTGGCTATTGTGGTATAACAGCCTTCTTGATGATTGACATCAGGGTCGTCTTGTTTTGGTGTTTGTATGTGTGTTGCAAAATATGGCTCTGTAAAAACTGGTTTGTCAAAAGTTTCTTTAGCATTTGGTGAAAGCAAAAAATTAACTTTGACTGGAGAAAGAGCATATCTGGATGAACAACACTCAACCACGTTGAGTTTTGAAACGACGTCGTTCCATTGCTCCACAGTGGTGGATGGAAAAGTCCTGGCATTCACTGCTGGTAAATTGCCAGAAAAAAGTCCAAGCAATTTCCATGATGCACCAACCTTGGCAACGGCTGGTGCTCCGCAGTTTCCTTTCTTAAGGAAAGGAACAACGGTGTGTATGTCTTGCATTACACAGCCTTTATCTGAAAGTTCAACGCCTGCTGGCGTCACGGGTGGTGACCCGAGGCTGGTATATGTCATTGGAAGATTTGTGCTGACAAGTTTGGTTTCAGGGTCATAAACTGTGCATGATTTAATGAGTGCAAGTTCAGCTGAAGTGACAAGTTGTGATGTGATGTCCTTAATCCCTGGAACTGAAGCTCGCTGTTGATTGGTATCCATGACCAATCCATAGCTGGCATCAGCGTTTGCATAATTGACCATTGGTTGTATCTTATATGCTTTGCCGTCTGCGACCATGTCCAGTACTGTTGTCCAGTCTGAACGCATGACATGTGTTGGGAATCTGACAACATTTTGTGTCATGAGCATGCCATAGAGTCTGTCCCCGGTAATGGGATTTGTTATGTGTACCAAATTCTTGGAAAATGGTAAATCTGAACCGGAACAAAACTCGGCTTCGGCAGTCATCCATCTTTGTTTGACGCCTGATGGATCTGTGGTGAATCCATGTTTGTATTTGATGTCACCAATTTTGAACTCACCTTCCCAGCTGTCGAGGTGATAGCCTACTTCTGCTTCAGCTAACTTTGCCTGGTGATCAGGGCGTTCAATGACATAATGTTCTGAATCTGAATATTTCATAAACCTGCCATTGTACTTCACTCCTATGGGTTGTGTGCCTTTCCCTCGTGCAGCGCACCAATCTGAATATTGTGGTGAGCCTGGACACTCGGGGTGAAAAAGTGGCCTGTCTGTGGTCATGCAACATTTGTTGCACAAAATGACCTGTTTGTCTGATTTGGAAAAGATCTTCTTTCCAAGTTTCCAGAGAATAATTGGAACAATGAGAATTGCGGCACCAATACAAAGTGCAGCTATAGGATGATCCTGTAGCCAAAATGCAACTTTGACGCCGATTTGTTTCCATGTGTTCCGTTGTCTGACTGCAACAACTTGTGGTGATGGTGCCCATTTCTTGAGCACTTCTTTCCACATGATTGTGTCATTGTCTCGTTCAACTGTGAGCCAATAAAATAGAGTAGCATCCTGTCCTTGATACTCCTCTTTGGCATACACAGCATCAACGATTTCTTGTGACATGATGTGTGATTGTCCATCAGGGCAAATGATGTCCAACTTTGTTTGTGGGTTTGTCCACCTGAGTGAAACTGTGGTGCTGCCGACAAAATACTTGCTGCCATGTACATAATAGCAAGTGGTTCCTTTCTTGATAAAAACTCTAAACTCCATGTTGTCTTTGAGTGCTTTGTTGACAACCGTGCGAGTGAGTTTGCCAAGATCTGTAAAAGACATGTTATACATGCCTGATTGAATGAGGAACTTCTTGAGTCTGGGCGAACTGGATGAGATGGCTGCTGCCATCATATGTGTTACTGATGTGGTGTCAGGGACATCAATCCAGAGATCTGATCTTCCGGATGAAAATGGAAGTGGTGAAGGGAGTTTGTCAAGCTGTTGTGGATAACAGCTACCTGTGTTAATCGTGAACCAGTCATGGAGAATGTCAGGAACGGAAAAAGTTTTATTGTCACGTTCTCTAACCAATCCAGCAAGTTTCTTGATCAACAATGTACCTTCTTGCGTGGTGCGGTCAAAACCGCAACGTCGGGCCAACCCTGGCGCGACCAATTTGAAAGGATCATAATAATCCTTTGGCCTGTGTCCTGGAAATAGCCGTGAAATGTCTGTCCATCCTGCTTCAGGTCCATGATTTGAAATGATGAGGACCTTCGCTCCTATGGGGAGCTTGTTGAGGAAGACAAGCAATCTTGACTGTCCATCACTGTCAATTCGGACTGCATCGTCCAAGACAATGAGTAAGTCTTCTGGCATTCTTGGAATTGCTGTTTCTGCTGTTAACATGTCATTGAAGACCATTGATTCCATGTGCATGAGTTCTGCTGCTTTCATGAACAAGGGTATGACTTCTGTAGTCTTCATTGTGCCCGGTTTGCCTGCAACCCAGTGCACATACTTCTTCAGGTCTGAACCTGAACACCATTCTGGCAATTCCATCTGACCGTCCGGTCCCATGAAAATTGGATAGTGATCAACTTTGCAGTTGACGAGTGTCTCATAATTTTGTATGTTTCTCTGTAATTGTTGGCAACAGAGTGTTGCAAGTTGGTCGACATTGACCTCCTGGCCGCCCGTGAGTCTAAACTCAAGGTGGCTGAAGTCCGCTTGTCGATGTGCTTGCGTGCAACGATCTGCTTTGGCAGTGAGTTTGAATTGTCTGTCGACAACTTCAACCTGAATGAAACGAGATTTCAATGCATTATATGCATCGGTTTTGAGTCCCGTATTTTGCTCATCCAAGGGAAAATTTGTGGTGCAAATGACAAGCAGAGGTTTGAGTGTTTGACTTTTGGCTTCCAGAGCAGCGCCGGGAAAGACGCCACAATGTGACGAGACAAGCTCATTGAGGTAGAAAAATGGTGATTTTTCTGTGCTGTTTTTGAGTGCGCCTACCTCATCAAAGTGAACTGTGTGCTCACCAAGATATTGGTTCCAGTGATTGCTTTCACACTTGTGATGATATGTGTGTGAATTGAAACCTTTAATTTTGTGTGCCATAAGTTTGGGTAAATATATGGCTAACTCGGTCTTCCCGAGTCCTCCAATCCTTGACCAGAGATACAATCCCACGGGGACAACTTTTTGTCCACGAGCTGATCGATCCTGCTCAAGTGCATGCAATCTGCTTTCAACTTCGGCGACATTACGCATGAGTTGATTTTTGAGTATCAAGCATCCGCTGACTTTTGAAGCTGCCAGAACTTCCCTTGCTTGTATGCAAGCGAGTCTAACCTCTTCAAAGCGTTCGCCTACCCAAGTGGCGTTTTGTGTGCAAAGTATTCTGTCTATGATGACTGATTGTGCCCTAATTTGATCATTAATAACAATGTCCTTGTCATGGGAGAAGCCTAATGCTGCTCCAATGGATGATGTGACATCTGTGGAAAAATTGCCTACAATGTTTGTGGCTTGAACTGCTTTGCTCAGTGCTGTAACAGAGCCTCCAAAACCTGTGGCCATCGCAATGATGACCCCAAGAAGTGTGACTCCTTTGAGTGCTGTCCCATATCCAGACGGTAGCTTGTAGCTGTCTGAACAAAATGTGGGTTTGGAACACAGTTCTCTGACTGCATCGCCAATGGCACTAATGATGTGTTTGGGTGCCAGGGCGTCTGTAATGGCAAAATACAGAGAAGTTGCTGCAGCAACAAATGATGCAACGTTGATGACAATTGTGGTTGCATCCATGAGTCCTGCAATGGACATTTTTGTAATGTTATAGATCTGTGACAATATCATGACTGCCACCGGAACTATGCGCTTGGCCATTTCTTTTGTGACTGTACCAAGACTTTCTGCACGTTCACGCAACATATTGAGAATAAGTTCGACGACTTTTGAGCCATCGTTCTCAGTTTGTGTTGCTGAAGCTGTGAAGACATCCTTCTTTTCATCTGCTGGATTCCTATTGGGAAAGGATGTGTTGGGAATGGGTGGTTCTGTTGGTTTGCCATTCTCATCCACTGGTGGTGGAAAAGTCCATTTTGGTGCATTCACTCCCGATTCGCATTTTGCGGCTGCGGGGACAAATGGTGGTGCTGAGACATTGAGTTCCGGTGTTGCAGACGATGAACTCTGACTCTCAGATGGCAAGCTTGAATCATCAAGCTGCGCTTTGTCTTCAGATGCTATTGTGTCTGGAGGTTGTTGATCTCCATTTGTCTGTTGTGTGGCATCTGAGGTGGGTATGTCCGTGGTAGGTGTGGTTGGAGCTTTGGCCGGCGTGAACAAATCAAGGAGGCAATCAGGATATACCTGTTTTGGGCCTCTCTTGAATTCAAGCGGTGCTGTCCAACTGTCTGTCCACCATGCATGTTCCGATCTGAACATGATGGCTAGGCCTGGAAGTGGATTATATTGTTCACTCCAGTTGCCCATAATGTAGTGGTCCCATGGTCTCTTTTCTGTGATGAGACCATCATGTGCATCTACAACTCCAAATGAAACTCCATAGTGATCAGCGAGTATGGCCAAGACATCTAGTCCTGCCAAACCATCAACTGTAACAACTTGTGGAGCTGCCTGGATCTGTAGTTCTGTTTTCTTTGCAAAACGTAGACCTTCTGGATAATATTTGTCTACGTATGTGTTGATGTTTGTGTTGACATGCCCTTTAAGCTCAGAAACTGTTGGTTTTTGGTCAACAAGTCCCGACTGATAAAGGATGCATGCAAATGCGTCCCAGACGCATTCTGAATTTTGTCCACTCCTGCCTGAGATCCATGTACCCTCATCATTTCGTGTGATGTGAGGAGAATACTGATGGCTCGATGGGGGAGTTTTCTGGGGTTTGTTGTGGACGGTTTGTGATTTGCGACGGGGTTGCGCTCCTGCACGGCATTTGAGCCTGTCAAGGAACGGTTGTGCCTCTTTGCGGACTTTTGTGAGTGTTGAATAAGTCCACTGCAATGCTGAGACTCTTGAAGCTGCACACAATATTTTGACAATTGTGTGCTTGATGTGGTCCCAGACTTCAACATTGGCTGTGCCTTGTACACGCCAATAATCAGCTACTATTTCCAAGTTGTCTGCCAGAAGCTGTTCAAACTGGCGAGGCAACCTTGTGTTATAGTAGTAGCCGAACTCTCCTCTTGTATACCCTCTGTGAAGGGTTCTCTGGGCGAGGGATTCCCAAAGTGTGTTCAATATGCTTTCGCGATATTGTGGATAAGGAAGCATGGTGAACAATTAGTGTGTTGTAACGACACTGAAGCAAACGACTTGAATGATTTTAAATCATACAATGCGAGTGTTTAGTGAAATAACA